GGTGGTGTAACTGCCATAATTAATATGTATTTTTATTTATAAAATATTTTGAACTTAAAAGTTCTTGTAATTGTTTTTGTGCTTGGTCTGCATATGTAAGATTAATAAATGTACCAGACGCCGATCCACATTGTATAACTGTGCGAAGTTGATTTATTATACTTTGTAAAACTTGTAATAATACATCGCCGTGAACCATACTTTCCGTAGCATCTTCACTTCCTAGTTTTATTTCTCCTGTAGAATTTAATATAATTCCTAATGGAGAATCAATAACTACTAAGTCTTTACGAGCTTTTAATATAATCCTATCCGATACCCCTAATAATTGAGACCCAATATATTGAGATTCACTACCTCCTAATGTAATACACCCGGTTAATGAATTTGGTTTTTTTTCACTACCTAATACAATTGGAATACTCTGTGTACTAGTTAAATATATTGAACTATTATCCTGATTAATATCTTCAACAACAAATTCCTTTTTTTCTAAATTTTCTCGACCATTTGCTAATATTATAATCGGGTCGCCATTTACGTCACCAGACCATGTAGGAGCTTTATGATAATAATTATCTTGTGGTATAGTTGATACTGTGCTTCCAAATCTTATACTGTTTCCAAATCGACCTTGCCATATATGATCTCCTTCATATGGCTGCAAAGAAGATATTTTTTGTTCAACAAACGTTTTTCCTGCAGGATGTTCTTGATTATTTATTTCGTTATGCTCTGCGATCGTCCATGTAGCTCCAGTAGATTGATTATTATTTACGCCGTTTTGTAAACCTAATGTTTGAACTAAATACCAAGATTTATCTTTGTCTTTATCAGATATTTTTTGTGTTGTTCGTTTAACCGTTTGGCATACTAATATTATTTCTCCAACAACAGGAATCTTCATATCATTTAATGATACCGGCCGGACAGTATAGTTATCAATTGATGTATGATTAGTAATAGACCGAGCTATAATTTGAAAGAATCCTCTATCTGCAGCAGATGTTGAATATGCATACGCATTATCAGTATTTAATACTTCAGCAACATCAAATTGAACGTTATTATGCTCAGACATCTGTGTTTGTGTCCTTTAATTTAGATTTAACGTCTGCAATCTTTTGTTTTATTTCTTGATCTTCTTGTTCAATTTTTTCTATCTCATCTTCTAATTCATGAGTCAAAGTAGTTTGGGCAATTTCAATAAGTTGCTGTTTTTCAGATTCAGATAACAATGAATCAGCACCTGATATAGTTTGGCTTGTAGATATATAACGTTGAACAATGGCAGTTAATTTAACTAAATGATCATCATTTTTAACAGCAACATCTAAGTACTCTTTAATTAGTGGAACTATTATAGTTGCATCTGAAGCATTTCTTATGAGTGGTTGAAGTTGTGATATGAGTTGATTAATCTGACGATCTTTCTTTTTTGAATTATGATATACATCATGCATAAGGTCAGCAAAACTGGTTCCTTTGAATATCTCTTCATTTTTATCCATACATGACTCCTTTAATAATAAATATTAAAAAGGCAATTTTATGAAGTTTTCGTTTGCGTATTCTGAAAATTTGATTTCGTAAAGATTTTTTAATGTTTTAACTACCCTAGTAATATTCGTTGTAGGTAACCCTGTTCGCTCTCTAATATAAATGTAAAGAGCTTTTTTATTAAAGTTTTCAATGTTTTCTCGCGTTTCAAATAAATGTAAAATTGAATCAGCTACGTGAATATCCGTAGTATTAGTAAAAATATAATTCAAATTATCATAACAATATTCAACAAACTCATCCATAAAATATTTTAAGGTTTCTCGCATATCATTATTATGCATTTCTGTTGGTATATTTCTTTGCTCGTCAATATCAATTGGTTCTCTGTCTTGTTTTAATTTAACATATGCTTTTTGATTTTCAGCAATAAGATAGTTAAAAGAAGTTCTTGTATAATAAGAATATGACTTCCCAGCATCTGGTTTAAATTTTTCTAAACGTGCAGTTAAGTATGTAACTAAGTCAGTTTGAAGATCTTGAAACGAACATTTGTTTAAAATATATGTTGGTTTCATTTTATTTATTAAATTTTCAGTTAGTTTCATAAACGGAGGATATATAAATCGTCTATATATCTTTTCTCGTTGAGCTAAACTATCTGACTTATTATAAGCACAAATAGCTACGTCTTGAATACGCGTGTAATAATTATTACTTTTCTTCCTCTTCCTCGGCATCAAATTCCTCTTTTAGTTTTTCAATTACATCGTTTAACAATTCAAATGTAGTTCCAGCTTCATCATCTTTTTCAAATGCACCTAATCGATCGATCCTCTGCATTACAGTATAACTTTGTTGTATTTTGTTATACATATACTGGTTAGTATCAGATACAGTTTCATAATATTCTTCTTGATCTGCTAATACCCCTGCTAATACATATGCCCTATAAGCAAAATATATAGTAGTACCTAAAAACAATACACTTAATATAATAAATGTTATCATGATATATCCTTGAAAATATCAGCAATAGAACTTCCTATTCCTGGATTGTTTTCTGCTAGATTTTTTATAGCTGTGCTTTTGGTTGCCTTACTCTTTTCTGACACTTTAGCAGGTGTTCCAGCTTTATGATTTCTCCATCGTTCGTATTCTATTTGTGCCGCCATATGATCACCGTGATGTAAAATGATAGCCATATTGGTTTTTAATTTAGCCTGAGCGCTTCTTGCAACAAAATATGGTTTATTAGAATCATCATACATTCCGTCATGAATCTTAATAGCTTGATATTCATTCCAAGACATTGGTATTTCATATTTTTGTAGCAACCAAACAGAAAGATCTGGTACCATTGAGAAAGGAATATTTTCATTATGCTTATACATTCGTCCCATATTCTTTCTGTGCCAATCTGAAGTCTCTACTTGATAAACTTCATTACCATCTCCTGGAAATCCTATTTTGCCTAAGTCATGATGCATTGCTGCAAACATTAATTCTTCTAATGTATACCCCGATACATCGGCTCCACTTTTTTTCCATAAATTATATAATTCATGAGTACAATCCATTACGCGAAGTACATGGTCTATATAACCTCCTGCAAATGCATTATGGTAATGTGCTATCGAAGACGCCGGCATCATTGCAATACGTTCTTCAAAGTCGTCATACATTTTATGAATTTGTTTTGCTCTTGTAGGAAACTGTAAATCAATTTCTTCTCGAAACGTTTCCCAATTCTCTTTTATTTGATTTGCTTCTAACATATTATTATAATATTAAATTATTTTCGTAATTCCAATACTTTACCATTTACTAGGTCACTAGTGCATTTCCAACATGTAACTTTGGAAGCGTTAACATCAACTCTTTGACAGACTCGATCACAATATTTACATTGTAATTTTTTATAACCTTGATTTTTTGTAACTTTTGTTTTTCTCATTTTTTTTATTTTATTTCTGATCTTATAACTCGTTTTTGTTTTTGTTCTTCTTGATATATGTCTTTCGGTGTATCTGTAATTGGCGAAGTTAGAGGAGTTGGGGCTTTAACCCACTCGGCTTGACTCTCCTCCTCTTCAACTTCTGGTATCACCTCAGACAGGGTGTTTTTAGTTTCAAATAAACGATTTGCAGCAATCAATAACATAACAGCTAATGGGTCAAATACAAATATAAACAAAAGTATAAACCAATTCACAACACTATCAACTGGTTGGTTTACACGTTGTGCTACATATTTAATAGGGCCTACTTCGGCCGAAACTTTGCTCTGGGTTTGTATTTTAAGCATTCGTTGATCTATATTGCTTACTGAATCCGAATATGCAATTTCACGGCTGTATAACGTGTCTCTTCTAGATGTTGTTTGGTCTAATTGTTTTTCCAATACTCTTCTGGTTGCTGAACTAGTTGTTGTTATAACTTCACCATCCGCATTAGTATATTGTATAACATTATTAGATAATCCAGATGTTAATTCGGTAATATTTTTATTTAAAGATTCTTTCTCAGTTCTAATATCATTAGCTGCGGTTTGATATCTTTGTTTTTTTAATTCTAAAACAGACAACTTTGATTCTTGATTTTTAAGTTCATACGCTGTTTCTTGATATGCAGAAACTAAAAATCCATATATGCCTAAAGATGTTATACACATCAATATGAATACAGCTGTTACTAGATAGCTCTTAAGAAGCACGGATACGGCTTTCCATTGTCGATGTAGATAAGAAGCGGTTATTAGTTTACTAACTTCTAATATTGAAGCCATTATAATAACCGCAGTAGCTTGAGCTGAAAATAATTTGCTTAATCCAAACACACTGTAATATGCAGCTGTCCCAGCTAATCCTAAAGATGCTGATAATACAACATATGGAAAAAAGCGTTTCATTAAGATCTATCGATGTAATACTTTGCTGATTCCAGTCTGCGGAAAGCTCTTGCTAAATTATCGACTGCTGATTTTTTATCAATTTTACCTTCCATCAACATTTTACCTGTTGTTCTAACCATTTCTTTTGCATCTTCGATGTCATCGGTTAGTTTATTTTTGTAACGAAATTCTGCCATTGTGACCTTTTATATAATATTAATACTATTTAATATAAATATGTTAATCTAAGATTAATGGTGTTTGACAACACTCTACATTGATATTTTGCAAAGCCAATTCTTTTGCCTTGGCTTCTACCACAACATCTAGACTGTCTACACCATAGGTATTCGGAGTAGTCAATATATAATCTGCATGAGCCTGCTCTTTGATCTTGCTAAACTCTTTGTATGCCTTAGCAAACGTTGGCCATTGAGGAAGATCGTCCCAAGCAATATTGTGCTTCTCGCAAATACCTTCTATAAGCCGTTGCTGCTCGCGTCTGCGAGACTCGGAGTAATGAGTGCATTGAGTAACACCATGCTTCTGCCAAGTTTCACGAGCCATAAAGAATGCTTCTTCTTCGGATAAGTCACCGGTATTGAAAGTATGGTGCCAATAGTCAAAGGTAATAGGAATACCAGTAACGGAATGCACCATTTCGTATAAGTCACGAACTGAATACATAGATGCCTTGTCGTCATTCTCAATAACAAGACGAGCACGACATGATTCTGATAGTCGATAATAATTCTTGATCCACCGTGCAATAGTAGACGGCTTATCATTGTAAGCGGCACCTATATGAATATTAATCTTGTTGTCAAAGCTAGGAGCATAACCAAGCATATCAAACATTTCGCTATGGCGTTCTAGACCAAGAATACTATTGTCAACCACAACCGGATCGGGGCTACCTAATATATGGAAAGGACCAGGATGTGTAGTAAGACGGATACCATGCTCTCGAGCAAAGTCACCAGCTTCTTGCAGCACCTCACAGATACGATTATAGTCAGGCAAGTCCTTGATCTCATAATGATTCCAACGAGGAAACATTTCACTGCCTATACGGAATAAACGAATGCCATGGGCTAAATTCCATTTGAGTATAGGGAGTAAATCTTCTGCGTTAAGCAGACTGCGCTCGCTAGCTAAAGGCATACCACCTTGCTCAAAGATGCGCTGAATCATGGTACGGCCGGTGCGGATACCTGCCTTGCCTAATGTCATGTTGTTACATGCATAACCAAATCTAATCATAACTTCTAATTTTATTATTAATATAAGAAAAAAAATGCAGAAATCC